TATATCTCCCAGCTGTAAAGGCAGAGTAGCCATATACAACCATGGTCACGTTGAGCGAAGCTGCAGCAACCTCGTTGAGGGTAAGACCCACCGGAGCTGACGCATCTTCCATCAGCAACACATCCTGCCTTCTCGTGATGATTACGCGATCCTCATCAGTGCTTGCACCAAGGATGATTGGCACGCCAGCGTCTGTGACAACTGGAACACCAGCAATCGACCCCACAGGAGCATAGCCAGCTGCAACACCAGCACCAACAGCGTTGAAAGCGTTGTAGCCCTCAATGGCAACCAGTGGGCGCAGTGAAGAATCAGACTGGGCGCATAGCCAAGCCCAACGCCGTGGGTGCATGACAATCAGGTCTGCTGCCGCGTATCGTGCAGCGTTGACCTTGCCAATGCCATTGTGGATTGCAGCGACGAAAGACGCGCCAGTTGTACCAATCCACCCTGCGGTGGAAACGCTTGTGGTGTTCAAAATTCCGAAGTGCCCACCAGCAGTTCCATCACCACTGATAGCGCTGACGTTCACCTTGGTCGCGTACTGCTGATACAGATCAGCCAAGAGGATTTCACCAATGCCAGTTCCACGATCAATGGACTGACGAGAAACAACCTGCTGGCCAGCAAACGTGCGCACTGGGACAGTTAGGTCAGATTCCGTGAATGTCACGTTGGATACCGCCACACCCTGTGTTTCCTGCGCCGCCACCGAAGTGCTCGTGGCACCCCTCGGTATCGTGATTGTCATACCCTGCTCTGGCAACGGAACCTTGGTAATTGCTTCAAGGAAAGGCCGACCAGATGCAAGCGTTGCAGCAAACTGATCAGTCATGAACTGGGGGACTACCAAGCCCCCGAAATTTCCGGTCGTGCTGCGGTAATTGATAAGGCTTTCATCACGGCTGCGTGCAAGACGATCAGCAGCAGCAGCATCATTGTTGAACCTGGCTGCAACAGCATCCGCAAGGAAGTTGTGCTCACCATCTTGACGGTAGGTCTGCTCTTCTGAAACAACTTTGATATTCATTGGGATCACTTCTTTTCTGGCTTCTGCAGCCTTCTCGGATCGGGATGCAAGATCAACAAGATCAGATTCACGCGCCTGAAGGGCTGTGATCTTGTCGTCAATCTCGCGAAGTTCTGCGCGTGCTGCGTCGAACTTTTCGGTTTCTTCTGCGCTCATCTCGCCGCGGCCTTCAGCCTCTGCCAGATTGAGAATTGCTTGTACAGCTTCTTCAGAAACTTCACGTTCATCAAGAGCTGCAGAAATCAAACTGCGGATCTGCTCCAACATATTTGGAACCTTTCTTGTTTAGGAATTGGGACCAGCTGGTGACTTCAAGTGCAACACATGTGCCAGTGGCGGCATGTGATGCGGCTTGTTATCGGCGTGCTGTTATTGCTTCAAGCTGGCGTTTCGCCATCTCAACTGAACGGCCTGTGGCCTGCTCAGAACCTTGCACATCTTCACTGCGAAGCTTTGCCACACTGGCTGGATTGGCAGGGTAGGTGACTACCGATACATCAAAAAGCCTAACTTCATGGATAGTGCGTATCTCATACTTGGCATCCCATGAATCTCTGATGACCTTGAAAGCAAAGCTCATTTGGTCCATGTCTCCACGTTCCATGGCTGAACGCAGTGAAGCTGACATTGGGTTTGTGGGGTCCAGTTGTGCTGTGACCCGTAGCCCAATGTCATCTGACTGCAGGGTCATGGTCCCAGACTTGGTGCGTGCTAGTGGGATGCCATCGTGGTTCACCAGGAGTCTCACATCTGCTTCTGCTGCACTCTTCGCTGTTGCACCACTAGCAATGATCTCAGTGAACCCACCTGCAGCAGGTCCACCGCCAAGGTCATATGCAAAGTTGTAAACCGTTGCGTAGCCTTCAAGGATTGCCCCACCATCAGGTGTTGCACGCACTTCAAGCTTTGCCAGCTTGCGCACTTCACGTTCAGGGACATCCACACCATCAGCTGAGCGTGTGTAACCATCAACCATTGGCTGTGCATCAACCTCAACCACAGGTTCAGGCTCAACCTCAACCATGGGTTCAGGGTTTGCCATCAAGTCTGCTGGGATCACCCACAGCTTGCAAATACCCTCAGGTGCAATGTCACCTGCAACTACTTCACAGCCACGCCCACCTTCAAAGAACACACAGCTAGAACACACCATGCCTTCTGCAACGTATGGGCTGACTGGTGCATAGTGCGCACCATCAGCATCAACACCCTGTGAGAACTGCCCAAACAGTTCAACAACACCTTCAGTACTTTCATACTGTGCTTTCTGGCGTGGGCTAAGTGGGTGAACAGTTTCATCTTCCATGCGGATACTCCGATCAGCTTCAGATGCATACAACGCTGCAATCTGATCAACTGCTTCTGCTCTGCTGCCATGGCAGCCTGCTAATGAATGGTCATCATCTTTGCGAACACCCCACGGTTCAGAAACAGAACAGCCCGCATCTTCTTCCACCACATGCCAAGGCATCAGGCAATCACCTGGTCAACAGGCAAAGGCTGATCCTCTGCAGTGAGCGGTGGCAAATCCTCATAAGCTCGTGCTTCATCAACAGTCAAGAACCCTGCACTGATACCCACAGAATGTGCTGCATAACGTGTGCTTAGATCTGAGCGCAACAGCCCATCAACATTGAACTTCACACGCTGCGCCCTTGGCACCAGCGTTGAAAGAGCTTCTTCAATAGGGATCAGGTACGGCATCAGGCCAAAGCTCAGCCAGTCTGCTGCGCGTTGTTCCCTGTTTGCGTAGGTGACACTGCTGCCACTTGCACTGGCACCAATCAGTTCAGGTGGGATGCCATAGATGCGTGCGATCTGTTCAAGAGTGAACCGCTGAGAATCCAAGAACTGGCTTTCATCAGGGCTGATCTGCACACGCTCATACTTCAAACCTGAACCCATGATCGCCGGTTCACGGTTGCCTTGGGTAGCGTTATTGAAAGCACCCTTGATGCCTTGCGCCTGCTCTGGTGTCAGCTCACTGTCGGAGTAGATGATGGCGTTGGGGTTGCCACCAGCTTGGAAGAACTGAGCACCAAACTGTTCAGCGCTGATGCCTGCACCAATGGCTTGGCGTGCGCTGCTGATGGGGCTTTGTCCCATGGGCATCCCTGGCATCACAAACATTGGCACATGCCACAACGGACCATTGGGCCAGCGGTTGATCTTCTTCTCATTGATCTGGGTTGTCCACTCGCCATCAACATGGCGCCACTGGACTGTGGCAGGGTCCAAGATTTCAACAGTCACAGGAAACCCGTTGGCACCAGTTTCAGTGACAAGGCCATAGGCATTTCCATCAAGAAGGAGTGATGACCAGACCTGATACAACCATGTGGTGATTGCCACATTAGGTGCAGGTGCCCTGAACAGGGAACTTGATGGGAGCTGTGTGCGCCCACCAGGCCCATCACGGTACTGGTCAAGTGGCAGTGTGGAACCCACACCTGCTAGGAGTCGAACACAAGCCCAGACAGCAGCCAAACGCATTGCAGAATTGGCGTCAACGATGGGCGCCCCAGACTTCATACGCATCTGATTCACTGCAGCAAGGATGGAATCTGGTGTGATTGCACGCTGCTCACGTTTGAACAAACCCATATCAGGCACCGTCAATCAAAAAGCCCACAATGAACATGGCAACACCAGCAACCCCAAGGGCAAGCACTGGTGAAAATAGAAACACTGCAGCTACAACAGCCATGATTCCAGCGATCTCCAAAACGGTGGCAAGGGTATCTTTGAACATTGGCACCGCCCTTTCTTAGTAAGCAAAAACTTGTGGCACTGCAACAGCACCAACAGGTAACAAACAACGTGCAATGGTCACAGCAACAAGTGGTGAGATAGGCACAACAGATGAACGCAGATCCCAAACCCACGCGTCACCCAGCTGGCGTTCAGCAGCATCACCTGCAGCAACATCCAACGGCCCCTGGTTAGCTGGCCTTGAAAGCCTGCCTTCAATCACATCAGAAAAGAACCCGTTGCAAGCCTGCTTGTAATCAGGTGTGTTTACCTGATGCAACAAATCTGCGCTGATCCCCGCATCCCTGAACGCTGCGAGCACTGGACCAACAGCAGCGCCAGCAGGCCCAGCACCATTGCAACCAACAGCAGTGGGTTTCCAACGCTCCACCAAAGCAACAAGCCTTGCAGGTAACCAGCCCAAACCCTCACGATGTTCAATCACTTCCACATAAGGTGCAGCAATCGAACCAGCAGCAATAGCAATAGAAGCAAACTGGTTGCCAAACGTCACATCAAAACTGATTGTGATTTCACCTTCACCCAACTCTGGTGGTGTGCTGGTCAGGGTTTGTGCCCATTTGAAATCAGGAATCTTCACATCCTTGTAACGCAACGCATCAGGTTCAGAGTCCCACACACCCAGACGCTCACGAGCAAACTTGTCATCACCCATAGCATCATGTTCAGCCTCAACAAAGTCAGGTCTGATCCGTGTGCCATAAGCAGGGTTTGCCAACGCAACCAGGTTGCGGTCATTCACATCCAAGCGCTGGCTGATGCAGTTGCCTTTCTCATCCAAAGCAACCTGCTCAGCAGTGTGCTCCATGTAGGCAAGGCGCCCAGCGTCACCACCAAGGGCACGCCTTCTGATCTTCCACAACGCACTAGAAGTGCTAAGACCTGCACTGCTTGCATACCAAACCTGTGGGTTTGGGTGAGTCGACAGAGTGGGCATCAAAGCTGCAAGGTGTTCAGCCTGCAGATTGTAAGCCTCATCAAAAACAATCAGGCTGGCACCAGCAAACCCACGACCAGACCCACCAGTCCTAGCCTTGTATTTCAACCTTGCACCAGACTTCAATTCAATAGTCTGATCACCATTACCCAAACGTATCTGCGCAACCTTGGATGACAACTCTTTGCTTGAATCGATCAGACTGCACATCCGCCTGAACGCTTCCATGGCAGTGGGCAACTCGTGAGCAGTGTGAATGATCAGCTGCTCCCCAAAGATGAACAGGCCAGCCAGCTCCCTAGCTTGGATTGTTTCACCCTTACCATTCTGCCTTGGCTGCACATCACAAACTTCAAACGCAGACCAAGTGAAATCATCACGCTCAGCCAGCGCATGCTTCAAAGTGAACTGCTGCGATTCATCCAACAGCATGCCAACACTGTCAGCCAGTTCTATTGCTTCCCTTGCTGCGTCGTGGCTGTGAACGCCTGCTGGCAGATGCAGAATCTGTGGCACCTGCACGCCTAGCAACTCGTGCTGCTGCAAGCTCATCAATCTTCGATCCTTCCACACCAGAATCC